TGAGCGCCGCGTCCAATGTTCTTGGACTCGTTCCAGATCCAGAAACTCTCTGGAATCTTGCGCCCTGGAGTTGGGCCCTCGACTGGGTATCCAATACCGGTGATGTTATTAGTAACATCAACGATTGGGCCACCGACGGTCTGGTTATGCGATATGGATACGTGATGGAACATTCTGTCACAAAACGTATCTATTACAACAAGAGCTCGGGCTTTCGAGGCTCGGGCTCTCGTACGGCTGCATCTCTAGTCGCCATTACGGAGACTAAAAGACGCCGCCGCGCTAACCCCTTTGGTTTTGGCGTGAATTGGGACGGACTTAGTCCGATCCAACTCGCCATTTCTGCAGCACTTGGACTTTCCAAGAGCTGAAGATGGTGCTTTAGCACTGTCGTAAAACACCAACTGTGAGCTTAGTAATAAGTTCACTTAAAGGAGTACGCTTATGTCATACGCAGATCCACAGTCCATTACAATCGATGCTGAGACGGTCTCCCTGCCTCGCGTAAGCCAGGCAGGTCAGACGGCAAAGTATCGATCTGCTAATGGAGCGTTCACACTGACTGTCTCTCACCAGGAAGGTAAGAGGAAGCGCAGTGTGGTCCGGCTGGATAGCACTCAATTCGGAGTTGCGGATCCATACACCGGCCTTTCCGTCGATCAGTCTGCCAGTATGTATCTGGTGATTGATCGACCTAAGGGCGATGCATTTAATCCTGCATCTCTGCTCGAGCATTGGGTGGGCTTTGACGCCCTTCTCAATGCTTCGAGCGATGCTGCTATCACCAAGCTGATTGCTGGTGAAAGCTAGACTTCGGAAATTGGTAGCTCTGATGATGGACCTCTTACCGACGTTCATCATCTTGCTGCTGATTTTCCTCAGTCTAATCCCTATGTCTACATACCCTGACGGTGGTATAACAACCTACCGTCATCAGTATGTGCTGCCTTATCTTTATGATAAGGCAACGGCATAGTCTGCGGAGTCATAGGCTAGGAATCCGAACACCTCATTATAAGGAGGGAAGGATGAAAAGCCTATATGTGCTCTGGAAGGTTTTAGCGCAGGAATGCGCTAAAATATGTTGCACTAGCGCCGCTATCGACATTAAAACCGTCGATAGTCGCATCAAACACGAAGGGTTATCGTTTCTTACGATAACCTTACCTGACTTTGGTAAAGACCTCCAAAAAGGTCTCGATCAAGGCCATGTAGATCGTCGTCTTTTCTCCGCTTTTAGGAGAAAAGGAGAGCTCCCCCTATTTCTAGGAGGTTTTCTCGATCTAGTGTTTGATCGCACTAGTGGTCGGTTGCTTGTTGAACCGAGCATCGATGCAATTCGATGTCTGAGGCAGCTAACGCTGTCTCTATCGAAAGTTGCCATCCCTTGCACAACGCAAAGGGTGTCAACTGCGATGTCCGATTTCATCAAGTGTGAGCAGGAAATTAGAGAATTTGATTCCTCCATTGGGTCAATTGATTTTGAACCTTTTGAAAGGATATCGAGTGTTCTCTACAGATCTATGTTTTCCCGCATAGACAGCGATGTCTATAATGGCAACATAGTTCCGCGACATGGGCCAGGTTCCACTGCAGATAAGCTGATCGGAAACGAAAAGCTATCGCAGCGGGTCTGGACCCACCGATTGGAAGAAGTCTTCAGCTTTGCTGATTTCTTGTTCCCGTCTCCTTCATACTATGATATGTATGATGGAGTCGATTTCCTCGAACCCGGTTCCGAGATGGCCAGTAAGGTCATCCCAGTTCCTAAGACGCAAAAGACACC